CGAATATCCAGCCTGAACCTCTACTTGGGGGTTTAGTTGGATATCTGTGATGGCAGACAATGAGAAATTGCCTGCAATAGCCGCTGTGTCTATTGAAGCCGTGTACGTGAAATCTCCCAGCCCGGTGTACGGCACTGGGCAATCATCGTTGGCGAAGCAGCCTTCGCAGCAGCAGGTGCGGAGCAGCGTCACTTCTTGAACTTGGACAGCGGGAACAGGTTGCCTGCCACGTAGCCACAGACGCCCAGGAGCAGGGCGAACCAAACGCTACCGATGAAACTAGCCATGGTCATTTCCTCTTCCGGCTTGGAGTGCGGATTGGTGCTGCACGCCGGAATGCAGCATCAAACGTCGGGTCCGCCCGGCGCAGCTCGGCCACCGCGGCCACCGCTTGCTCGGGCGTTAGGTCGATCAGGCTGGCCGTCAGTTCGGCCGCTCGGCGCTCGGTCGGCGTCACGATGCCCAGCCATCCCTTGATCAGCCGCCCGACGCCGGTATGCCACACGATGAAGCCGACGCCGAGCACGGCGAGAGCGATGCATACCCAGACGAGAGGGGCCACCCACCAGGGCACCTGGTCCTCCACGCCAGTCAACGCCATGTAGATCATGTCCACGGCGTCGAGGATACGCGCCTGTTCGCCCTGCCCGGCCTCGGCCTCACCGCGAGTGAATTGCGTACCGTCCCACTCCCAGCCGATGCTGCATGCTTGGCCCTCGGCCAGTTGGATGGCCTCGGCGCCAGCCGGTGGGGCCCAGCGGGCCGTGTCACCGTCCCACAGGATGATGTTGTCCACGATGCCGCCCTGCACGATTGCCCACCTCATGCTGCCTCCTCAGTAGTACGTCACGAACACGATCAGCCCGCCACCGCCAGCACCACCAGCGCCACTGGCGTAGCCGTTCTCGCTAGCTGCCCCGCCGCCGCCTCCACCGCCGATCCCTCCCGCTCCACCCGGCTGACCGGCCATGGCAAGGCCCGAGCCGCCCCCGCCGCCTCCGGTGCCCGTCAAGCCGTTGCTGTAGCCCGCCTGGGCGTCCTCGGGGTCGTCAGTGTTGCCGCCTATGGCCGTCGATCCGATGCGGGCCGTTCCCGACCCATCGCCACCGTAGCCATGCAAGTTTCCCGACGAGATGCCAGCACCTCCTCCACCGCCCCCGCTGCCCTTCGCGTATGAGGCTGACGCCGTGGCGTTGCGCGTGCCGCCAGCGCCGCCAGCGCCGCCGTCGTAGAGGCCGCCCGTCTGCGCGGCGCCCGCCGAGCCGCCCGCGGTCGTGCCGCCCTGCCCGAGGATGCCACCGAGCGCTCGGCCATAGGTGCCCGGCGAGTCGCCCAGGCGAGTCGTTCCGCCGTTGCCGCCCGCAGCGCCGTTGGTGTCGTTGGTCGTCCTCGAGGCGCCCGCCGAGCCGCCCGCGCCGATCGTCACGGCGAGGGTTGCGGGCAGGTCGGCCGCCTGCCAAGTCGTCTCGGTCACGGCCGCGCCACCACCACCGCCGCCGCCACCTCGAGCGCTCGAGGCCGCCCCGCGGCGCCCGCTGCCGCCACCTCCCCCACCGCCGACCATGATGGCCCACACGACCTTGGCACCGGCTGGCTTGGTCCACGTGCCGCTCGAGGTGAACACGTCCACGGTGGCCTTGCGACCGTCGATCTTGGCGATGGCCGGGCCCGTCACCTCAAAGTAGATAGCCCCGTCGGCCGTGTTGACGGCCAGTTCCCCTTCGAGCAGCTGCGCCGTCGTTGGCACCGCTCCCGCCGTGCTCGAGCGCTTGAGCCGGATTTGGTCAGACATCAGTAGGTCCCCCCGTCGACCGAAACCGTCAGGGCCGACACGCACTCACCGTCCCAAGCGTTCGCACGCTCAAACAGAGCCACGCTAACGCCGTCGGCGGTGTAGCACAAGAAAGCGTGCACAAACGAATCGTCCGGGACCTTGAGGAGGAGGAATCCAGACGCGTTTGCACGCGTTGCATTCACGCCACCTGCCGCAGTGCCTGCGGTGTTGCCGTACTCCGCTAGGTTGTAAGCGGTAACTTCCGTGAGTTCCGTAAGGCCAACGTCGACGATCGATGACGGCGACGATGCTGGCTGCACCTTTTTCAGCACGTACTGCCAGCGATTGGAGGTCAGCAACGAGCTGCCCACTATCCGCATCGTGTGCCATTCCCGCGTCACGCCTGGCGCTGTAAGCAGGCGCTCAAGTTGCGCCTTGTTTGCGTGGACGAACTGGGCGGCCGTAATCAGGGCGTTCTGCGCATCGGCAGACACCCCCATGGGGCCATAGACAGACGGTTGTAGAAATCCGCTCATACCCACCCCGGCGGGATTGAGGCCGTGTAGTTCAGGATCTCAGTAGGCAGTATGACGCCTGGCGTGTCGAAAGCCGCGGTAGGTTCGTATGGCTGAAACCACACAGCGCGAGCAGTGCACTTGACAGTGCTTCCACCAAGCGACTGCGTCGAGTCGTTCCAAATTGAACCGTCTACCGGGTTGCGGAGCACCATCTGTTCCAGATGGAACCAGTCGTCATCGACAAACGTGTAAACGTCCATCTTCACCTGGTCACTGACGTAACGCGATTCGTACGACTGGAACAAGACCCTGCCAGCCGCAGCGCCTAAAAACACGTTGGCGTTTCGGTGATACAGGTATGCCCGAGGATTGGTAGGGAAGCTCGTGTAACCGACATTGGTAGCAGGCTCGTGGATGAGAAACTCGAGCCGGATGATGTTCTGGCGTACCAGGAATTGGATCGGGTTGCCCATCACATTAGTGACGAGTCCGTTACTGATCAGCGTAGTGGGTGGCCATGTCACGTTCCCGCTTGGCGGGAACGAACCAGCCGGTGATCCGCTGGTTAGGCCTGGCTTTGGCCGGATGTATTGCTGCACCGGCCTAGCGTTGGTCTGTTCGCTGATCTTGAGCCCACGATATGGCGATTCTCCCAGTAGCACGGCCTTGGCCGTCTGGGTGACGACGTAACAGTTGTTCTTGGCTGGATGCGTTTGGACCTCGATGTCCGTGACGATCATTTGCGCAAGCCCAACGTCGACTGCGATGACAGCCAAGCGAGCGCCAATCGGCTCGATGACGTTGAACGGTGCGGTTTGCGCCTTGATCAGTTTCCAGATGTTCCAGCCGTCCTCCCCCGACCCATCATGAGCGAGGGTGTTCTGAGCAACGAGAAACTGCGTGCGTAGAACAGATTCGGCTGGTTCTACGCCGATGCTGAACGTCTGATTGCTGTGAAGCCGTTGAACTTCCCAAGCCATTAGCGTTTCCCTCTAGTGTTCTGATCAATCTGCTCGAGCACGCGCAGCAGTTGCAAGTTCAGCGACTCGACCGACTCGCCGCTACCGGTTGCCATGGCAAAGCCCAGTTGGCTGCGGAGTCCGGCGGCCTGCATTTGCATCTTTTCGAGGTCACTGGCACCGGCGCCACCGCCGAGCATGCGGAATCCGATGCCCATGTCCTGCACCACTTTGTCCAGATTGCCCTCGAGGCCACGCGTCACGTTCGTCAGGAACGAACCGGGAGCAGAGAAGAAACTTTCGAAGCTCTTGGAAACCATGCCGCCCGGCCCCTGGGCAATCAGCCCGGTACCAATTTCCTTCTGGGCATCACGCCTAATCCTGGCGGCCTCCATCTCGTCCATGCCCAGCCCGACCATGCGCTGCCCGGCAACCATCTTGGCTTGAATTGCGGACACTTCCGCCTCCACGATTCGCGCTGAGAATGGCCGGACAAGTTCCGCCAACGTCTTGCGGGCCTCGCGGTTGGCCTCGTAGAAACTGCCGATGGCCTGAAACAGCGGAGACGCCATCCCGGCGGCAAACAGGCCCTGCATGCGGTTGAACTGGCCGCGGATGCCCTCGAGCTGCGCCGTGGCCTGCTGGCCCATCTTGCGCAGGCCGGTCACGTCGGCGTCGATCCCGATTGAGAGTCCTAGCTTCGCCACGTTGCCACCTTCCCGAGAGTTGCCATCCAGTCAGTCTGTCCTGGCTTGCGCCATGGTTCCACCACCGTCTGCGGCTGACGAGTCAGCCCGTACGCCAGGACCGTCAGCAGCCGCTCGATGCGGTCGGCTGCGGTCCACTCCAAGGGTTTGCCATCACCCCCTGGACAAGTGCCATGGCCACATGCACGTCTAGCGCCGTCGAGCCCTCGCCGACCGTGATGGGCCGGACCTCGAGCACGGCCGGGTAACCGGCCACTGCCTCGCTGGTGAGAGTGCGCCAGGTCATGCCCGGGCCGCCGTAATTTCGCCGACGTACTGCCAGGTCACCGTCGCCGAGTGCACGGCGTCGTTGGTGTAGGTCGGGCTGTAGCCGGTGATGATGGCGTTTCCGCTGAAATCGACGCCTCCACTACCGGCGCCGCTGGCGAAAATAACCACACTAATGGCCCCCGTAGATGGTGTAGCCCCGCAGAACTTCTGCGCGAGCGTCAGCCCGGTGGCGTTGTCGGTGTGGATCGTCGCCGACCCAGTCACGGTCGGACGGCCCTGGATGGCCGTACTCAGTACCGAGTTGAGAGCCGTAGCGTCCACAACGGCGCTGCTGGCCGAAATGCTGATATCGGTGGCATCAACGGGGGTGCCACCGATGCTGATGCTTGTGCCGTTTGCGATGAATGCCATGTCTTAGCCTCCTGTTGCCCAAATGCGGTACGTCTGACGGACCACCCGCGGGCCGTCGTCCGTGCCTTCCTGATCGTCCATGCGCTCCACGTCTTCGCCGTCGGTGGCGCTCCACTGGATCTTGGTGCCGTCCACCGTGCCGTAGGTGGTGTTGTCGTTCAGCACGACCGACACGGCAACCGCGAGCGCTCGAGCGCCCGACAGTGACGTGGCGATGCAGTCGATGGCCACCGAGAACTCGGCCAGTTCGGTCGTCCCGGTCAACGTGCGCACCGGCGTGCGGGCGTCGATGCTGTAGACGATGGCAGGCAGCGCCGTGCCCTCGCGTCGCCACTCCGGGCTAACGCGGGTGCTGACGATCCCGGATACGCCAAGGTCGTCGGTGAGCCTGCGCCGTAGTGCGGTCTCGATGCTCATTTCTTGGACACCTTCATCCGCGCCCTGCGGGCCAGTTCGACCAGTTGCGTCTCGATGACCAGCGCCAGGTCCTCCTTGAGGACCTCGGGCGGGAAATCGCGGTAGGTGTCGCGCTTGATGTGCCACTGGGCCCGGCCGCTGTC